CTCGACAGTGTTATCTCTCTTGGTGACGCATCTGCTGTTGCTACTGATGACGGTGCTGCAAACAATGACGTGTTCGGTGCTGGCGGTGCTGGCTACAATGGTGACTTCTCCGCTCTTAGCGGTACAGCATCTGCTAAGGGATTCCTTGCAGGTACTAAGGAAGCTATCGGTACTGTTAAGTTGCTCGACTTGGCTACTGAGTCTGAGTACCAGATCCAACGCCAAGGTACATTGTTCGTTGCTAAATATGCAATGGGACATGGCGCTTTACGCCCAGAGTGTGCCGTTAAGGTTCTCCCTGCTTAGTAACTAACCCTTAATCATTGAGCCCCTTGGGACTATTCCCTTGGGGCTCTTTTTAAAACACACAACCCACACCCCCTACTTTTTAAAACAAACCCTCCCACTTAAAGAAACTTATTATGGCTATTGAAGATGAAATGAAAGACGTCCAAGAGTTGGTAGTTAATCAGCTTATTACCCAAAATGGTATTACGAATACATTGGCAGATAATCAAGTGACTACGGACAAACTTGCGGACGGTGCTGTGACTCCAGACAAACTCAGTGCTGGAGGGCCAAGTTGGACAGGGCAAGCGACAAGTATTTATGGCGACACTGTCGATGGTGGCCTAGAAATTAACCCTAATGTCACTGGATACGGAAATGCTTTTATTGACTTACATAGCACCGATGTATCGTATCCCGACTATGACGTTCGCATAATTCATAATGACACTGGAGAGTTAGATTTTTATAACTCTAGGAATGGTGACTTTAGGGTATATGGTTCAGACGGAGCAACTCCTCGTGCGGCTATAACTGATGCTGGTATTCGGTATAACAAAGCTGGAGGAAATAACACTTTTGCTTTTAAGTGGGACGGTGATGCTACGGGAGGTTATCAGGTTATTGCTAGAGTAGATAATACCGAAGATGTTGGGTTAGTTTCTACCAGCTCCTTAAATAAAATAAAAGTGGGTTGGAATACAACTAATGTAACGGTAAACATTGATAATGCCTTGGAGGTTGTATTAGTATCCAAAGTCGCCTTTGACGCCCTTGAAGCTCGTGTAGCTGCCCTAGAGACTCCTTAAACAAATATGAATACAACTACCCTATCTACGACTCTCCTTGAGTCGGTCAATATCGTCCTTGCCAACTTAGGCGAGTCCCCAGTTAACACTCTTTCTGGTGGTGCTCTGCCACAGCAAGTGTCGCTGGCATTAAACACAATCGAGGAAGTAAGTACCGACATCCAGTCTAAAGGCTGGTGGTTCAATCAAAAAACAGGAAGCAACTACGACACTGCCGCTAATGTTGTTATCTATCCAAGCAACACTGCTAATGAGTGGGGGTCAGACATCCCAGAGGAAGCACGACGGTACATCACAATTCGTGCTTCTCGCATTGCACAAACACGCTTAATTGGCTCAGAAGAACTACAAAAATTTAGTTATAATGAAGAGCTAGTAAGTCTAGCCATCCTTCAACAAGCCCAAGTCCGTAACTCAAACGGTGTCCTAGACTTCAACTCGTTCCCAGCGGAACTCAGAGGCCTCGGAATGGACGAGGTTATGTTCCTTCAAGGGAACGTAGAGGAGAAGATAGGAACTCTACGTCTCGGTGGTGAACTAGCTAACACAGCTAAGACTAAAGCTGATACAGACCTTGTTGAGGCTCAAGAGGAACTAGTAGACCAACAGAAGCTTACCGAGGTTCAAGAGACAGCTAAGAGGACTAACGAAGCCTCCCTAGTTGAAGCTCAAGAAGAACTGACAGATGCTCAGAAGACCCAGTCTCTCACTGAGTCGATGCTTCGTTCTCAGCAGTCTCTCACAGAACTCCAAAATACTAGAAAACTAGAGTTAGAAAATGACGTCAGCATGGCTCCAGAGAAAGCATTCTATGACGGTGTAGTTGCTGGTACTCAGGATACATACAGAGACTACGCCGCTGAAATGCGTATCATGGGTATTCAAGAGTCCACGTTCCAGCAGACACCTGCTTACAAGAAGGTCGAGATGCTGAAGGATGCTGCCAAGCTACGCACTGCCACAGCCACGGAGACAGGCACATCAGCAGAACTCCTAGAGGTCAACAAGGTGATGCGCTTTATTGGTGAACCTCCAGTGACAGCCCTTAACGACAACTCCTTAGCTTCTGAGTGTGTTCGCCTAATGCGTGATACCGATACCGAGTTACAAGGCCGTGGTTGGTATTTCAACATTGATGAAGATGGTGTCATTGTTCCTAAAGCACTCGGTGACACCCCACAGAAATACCGCGAGTATCTCAGTGTTCGTGTGGCTATCCTATTAACCGAGCTATACCCACAGAGCGGTGTAGACATCCAGCGGCTCCCTAAGATGGAAGCAGAGCTACGGGCTTACTTCAAAGACCGTGAGTTTGATGATGCTAACTACTCCATATTTGACAGCTACGACGTAGCCTCCAGAATTGGTATTAACCGTAACTACGACCTTATCTAAATGCCCTTAATTAACACAGCCGTTCCTAACCTTATCCAAGGTGTCTCTCAACAACCTGATGCCACTCGTTTTGATGGTCAATGCGAGGAGCAGGAAAACGCTCTTAGCTCTGTTGCAGAGGGACTCAAGAAACGCCCTAACACTCGGCACGTTGCTAGGTTGTTACAGGAGGCTATTGATGCAAATAGCTTTGTTCACTTTATCAATCGCGATGACAACGAGAAGTATGTGGTTATCCACACTGGTTCAGGGGTGGAAGCTTGGAACATTGTGACGGGTGTTAAGTGTTCAATGAACGGAAGTACGTCTCCTCTTACTCCTCCAACCTATCTTCAAACAAGCACTCCTAGAGAGAGTCTAAAAGCTCTTACGGTGGCTGACAATACATTCATCGTAAATAAAGAAGTCAGCGTCTCTCTATCACAAACTAAGACACCAGCCCTCGAAAAGAAGGGCTTTGTTTACATCGCCCAAGGAGACTATGAGAAGAAGTATGAGGTTACTGTTGGGGGAAACATCAGTGGAACAACCTCAAGCTCTACTGCTACTTTTCAAGTAAACGTAGAAAGCTATTATTCTCATACTGTCTGGGAAAGATTCCGCATCTCTGGGGTTACGATACTAAATGCTGGGAGCGGTTATCCCGCAAACTCTCCTACGACGTTAAACTTAGATTTCAATTGGGGTACTCTAGGGCAAACATCTAATGGAACTACTTGGTCGGATATCAATGTTAATCCTCAGATAGATGTTACCTTTTCCAACGGTCAAGTAAGTTCAGCTACGGTGGTTACTGCGGGTTCGTTTGGTCAACATGATGCTCAGGCTACTGGAGGTAGTTTTGCTGATAACTACAATGCCTCAATCACAGCAACCGTTCAAGGGGATCTTGTTACTGGAACGGACTACGTTTTCCTCACAACAGGGTCCAGAAATACCGTAGCAGCAGATGCTGACACAACAAATATTGCTACTTCGTTGTTTAACGCCACGTACGCTGCAAGTTCTTTCAGCACTGTCCCTATTTCCACTAACCCACCTTTTAATGGCTCGTCAATGATAACTAGCAAAGAAGGAAATACCATTATCATCCAGCACATTGGAGCAAGCGGTGATTTCACCTTAGAAACAGCAGACGGATTAGGTGGTGCAGGGATTAAAGCAGTATATAAACGTATAGATGCCCTCTCAGACCTGCCAACAAAAGCTCCAAATAACTTCGTAGTAGAAGTCGTGGGGGATGCTGATTTAAACCAAGATAACTATTGGGTAAAGTTTACAACTAATAGTGGCTCAGACTTTGGGGAAGGAGCTTGGGAGGAAACGGTAGCTCCAAATATCTCTGATGGCTTTAACGTAAACTCCATGCCAATGACTATCCGAAGCACTAACCTTAATACGCTTGAGGTTGTAGCTTTAGACTATACAAAGCGTGCAGCAGGAGATGAAGAGACGAACCCAAATCCATCGTTTGTTAGTAAAACAATTAATGACGTTGTATTCTTCAAGAATCGATTAGGATTCATCACCGACGACAGCGTAGTGTTCTCCGAAGCTGGAGAGTTCTTCAACTTCTATAGGACTACGGTATCCTCTCTACTTGACTCTGGGCCAATCGACATCACTGTTAGCAGTACCAAAGTCACCAATCTGAAATCTGCTACTATCTTCCAAGAGAACTTAATGTTGTTCGCTGATAACGTTCAGTTTGTGATGAAAGGTGGAGACTTGTTCACACCTAAGACTGTCTCGGTGTCTCCTACAACTAACTTCAGTTTGGATGACTCGGTAGCTCCTACACCACTAGGTTCCTATGTCTACTTCCCGTTTACTCGTGGCTCCTACACAGGACTCCGTGAGTTAGCTCTTAGCGGAAATACAGAGACCTATGACGCTGTAGAAGTAACTGAGCATGTTCCCGCTTATATTCCTAGTAACATCATCGCAATGGCAGGGACTACATCGGAGGACGTTATAGCTCTCCTCAGTGCTAACAAGAAAGACTCTTTATACATCTACAATTACTTCTGGAACAACAACCAGAAAGTCCTGAGTGCTTGGTCTAAGTTTACCTTCACAGGTGAGATACGAGGTATCGAGTTTATTGACTCTACCCTATACGCAGTCATCACCAACAACGGAGAGACCAACCTAGTTGAGATGCCCTTAGAGTCTGGCTTAAAGGATAATGCTGGTTATGTTACACACTTAGACAGTCGAGTGTCTACCACAGTAGACATTGGCTCCTCTACAATCACCCTGCCGTACACCCCAGAGGACAACTCAGTACAGGTCTATACGACTGACGGGTTAGCCCTTAACTGCACCAATAGCGGCGCTACAGTCACACTCAGCAACCCTGTGTCATCCGATACAGATGTCTGGGTAGGTCTCCCTTACACAATGAAGTATACGTTCTCTGAGCAGCTCTTCAAAGCTAAAGCAGGGAACGGTAAGAGTCCCTCTAATGCAGCCAAGATGCTTATCCGTAATGGCTCGCTGTACTACGACAAATCAGCTTACTTCAAAGTAAAGGTAACTCCTAAGTTCCGTGACACCTATGAGAACATCTTTACGCCTGATGTGGTAGGTTCTTCTACTCTTGGTTCCCTTAGCCTCGACAGTGGCTTCTATCGCTTCCCCGTGTTCACCAAACCACAGGATACAACTATCACCATTGAAAACGAGAGTGCTCTTCCGAGTACATTCCAGAGTGCCGAGTTTGAATCCTTTGTTCACTCCCGCTCTAACCGATATGGATAAAGTCCTAAGTACTCACGGGTCTTGTAAGGTAGTTGTTGCTACCCACGACCACATAGAGCGCATCTATCCGTACATGCGT